GCTGAAAACCTTTGGAGGAAGAGCTTCCGGTCCTGAACCATTGAAACAACTCTTTGATTTCACTGAGAAGGTATTCATAGAAGCGGCTGGTAGGAAGCTAAACTCCCTTGAGGTTTATGATATTGTCTGTATGATTGCTTCTTGTGTCGTAGCTGGAGGGGTGAGACGCTCAGCTACGCTCAATCTAAGTAACCTTTCAGACTCTAGAATGAGAAGAGCTAAAGAAGGACAGTTCTGGCTGGAGAATCCTCAGAGGGCCTTGAGCAACAACTCTGTGGCCTACACTGAAAAACCTGACATAGGAATCTTCATGGAAGAGTGGATGGCTCTTATGAAGTCAGGCACAGGAGAGAGGGGTATTATCAACAGAGAGGCTCTGAAGAAGTCTGCTAGACGAGTAGGGAGAGACCCAGGACATGACTTTGGAGTGAACCCTTGCGGTGAGATTATTCTTAGACCAAGACAATTCTGTAATCTTACAGAGGTAGTAGTGAGACCTTGGGATACCTACGGGACGCTTGCTAAGAAGGTAGTACACGCAGTCATCCTTGGGATTCTTCAGAGTACCCTCACTGAGTTTAACTTCTTAAGTGATGAGTGGAAGAGGAACGTAAGTGAGGAAAGGCTCCTTGGGGTATCCCTGACAGGCCTCAAAGACCACCCAATTCTCTCACGGGCTACGAACGAAGCAAGTAGGTGGCTGGAAAATATGCGGTGGAGGGCTAAGGCGGTAGCTGAGTACTGGGCTAATGCTCTTGGAATCAATGTTCCCAAGGCAGTAACCACTGTAAAACCTTCTGGTACTGTAAGTCAACTAGTGGACTCCTCAAGTGGTATGCACCCAAGACACGCCAAACACTACATTAGGCGNGTGAGGGTAGCAACTACTGACCCTCTAGCGAGCTTCCTTATGNCGGAAGGTGTTCCGTGGAAGCCTGAAGTGGGCCAGNCAGAGGACGACATGACAACGGTTGTCTTTGAGTTCCCTATTAAGGCTCCTGAAGGNGGAGTCTTTAGGGGTGAAGAGACAGCTTTAGAACAGCTTGAGTACTGGAAAATGCTTAAGGAGCGGTGGACTGACCACAATCCAAGTCAGACAATTTATGTTAAGGAGGATGAATGGCTGGCAGTAGGAGCTTGGGTGTACGAGAACTTTGATATTATCGGTGGGTTATCTTTCCTGCCTTATGATGGAGGAGTGTATCAACTGGCTCCTTATGAAGAGATTACTGAGGAGCAATATGAGAAGCTCCTGGAGGCGATGCCCTCAAAGATTGACTGGGAAGCGTTGGCTAAGTACGAGAAAGGAGACAACACCCTGGGAGCTAGAGAATTTGCCTGTGTAGGGGATAGATGTGAGATACTATAGGTAGTGGAGAGGGGGCTGAGAGGGTACTACAGATAGCGGTCCACCTTTAGAAGATACTATAACTCTAACCTCCCTTTCATAAACTTCTCCGCTCCTCTCTTAAATAAACTGGAGTTGTAGTATCTTCAACGTTTTATTTAACACTACAGGTAGCGTACTTGTTCGGTAAGTTAAAATCCTATAACAAGGTTAGAGGAGTACTCCGCTCTACATAGGAGTACCAGATGACGCTACCTACAAGAAGGAGGTTAGGTAACAGATTAACGAGATACCCGTTTTTAGTGTGGATTTAATTAAAGAACTAGATGAACACTACCCTGAGAGATGCCCTAACCTTTCCATGACTGAAAAGGAAATATGGTATTACGCTGGGGCTAGGGAGCTTGTAAGAAACCTCAAGATTCGCCTAGAGCAACAGCTAAGTGAAAGTGAGGGGGCCTTAAAGTAATATGTGTTTTGGTGGTGGTACCAAAAGTAGTACAACAACTACTCTAGCTAGTGACCCTAGGGCGTTTTTCAGATGGTGGACTCCTCCCGCTATCGAAACCCCTACAATGAAACTGAATAAAGAAGCTCTAGATAAACAAGAGCTACGGAAGAAGAGGAAAGGGTACGAGAGATTTCAGATACCTTTAGCTTCCACTAATGCTACTTCAGGTCTAGGAATCCCTAAGAAAGGAGGAGATAGATAATAGCCACAGATACAGCTATTGATACCCTAAAGGCGCGTTGGAATAAACTAGACGGTAAACGTAAAGCAACTCTAGCTATGGCTAGAGAATGTGCTTCGTTGACTATCCCTAGTCTTATGCCTCCTGAAGGTGCTACGGAAGATACTGTATTGGAAACTCCTTATCAAGGAGTAGGAGCAAGGGGCGTTAATACTCTGGCCTCTAAATTGCTCTTGGCACTTCTTCCTCCCAATTCTCCTTTCTTTAGACTCCAGGTAGATGACTTTGTTCTTCAGGCCTTAAACTCGGCAGACAGGAGAGCAGAGGTAGAGAAAGCTCTTAATAAAGTGGAGAGGGCTATAATGGGAGAAATAGAGGCTAAGGCCTTTAGGGTCCCTGTGTTTCAAGCCTTTAGGCTCCTTATAGTAACTGGTAATGCGTTACTTTATCATGACGATAAGGGAAGAATGAGAGTCTATAGGTTGGACCAATATGTAGTAGTAAGAGACCCTATGGGCTCAGTCATTGAGATTATCATTAAGGAGCTTGTCCATCCTTTAGCCCTCAAGAAGGAAACTAGAGAGTATATCAAGGGGCTTATTTCAGATGATGATAACGTTAAGGCTTTAGATAAGGATAAGGAGTTAGAGCTCTACACTAGGATTGTAAGAACTGAGGATGGGCAATGGGAAACCTCTCAGGAGTGCCTAGGGGTGGAACTGCCGGGGTCCAGGGGGACTTATCCTCTAGATGAGAGCCCTTGGATTCCTCTTAGATGGACGAGTCTGGTAGGGGAGAACTACGGTAGGGGTCTAGTAGAAGAACATCTAGGAGACCTATTGACTCTTGAGGCTTTAACTAAGGCAATCACTCAAGGCTCTGTCATTTCTGCTAGAGTAATTGGTCTAGTAGACCCTAACGGTACTACACGAATCAAGAAGATAGTAGAGGCTGAGAATGGGAGCTTCGTTGAGGGTAAGGAGCAAGATGTTACCTTCCTTAACGTTGATAAATCCCAAGACTTCAGTATTCCCTATCAACTAGCTCAGCATATCGAGCAGAGGTTAGCCTACAGCTTCCTCAGTTTAGAGGCTATTCAGAGAGACGCTGAGAGAGTTACAGCAGAAGAGATTAGGACGATGGCACAGGAACTCGAAGGGACCCTTGGAGGTATCTACTCCATTCTGTCTCAGGAGTTTCAGCTTCCTCTGGTCAAGCGTTTAATAGCGTTTATGACTAAGGAGAAGAGACTACCTGAGTTCCCTGAAGAGACTGTCAAACCTGCTATTGTCACAGGACTAGAGGCTCTAGGTAGAGGGCACGACTTTGATAAGTTGATGGCCTTCATGCAATTCATTGAGCCTGTCAAGGAGTTGGCTATGCCTTATATTGAGATTCATGACTATCTCACCAGAGGAGGCACAGCCTTAGGTATGGATACCAGCGGTCTGATTAAGACCCAAGAACAAGTCATGGAAGAACAGCAGAGAGCTCAGATGGAAGCTATGCTGGCTCAGATGGCTCCTGGTGTAACACAAGAAATAACTAAAGGGATGGTGAATCAAAATCAGCAAGCAGGAAATGAAGGTTAATGAGGCACAGGAGACTCAGGAAGTCCTAGAGCAACCTGAAGCTCCTAAGGGTAAGAAGAAGGCTACCCAGAGCAAGAAGACTCCTGTAAATCAAAAAGGATGGGTAGACGTAGGTAATGGTTTTCGTATCAAACAGAACTAGACAAAAGGGTGACTATAAGAGAGGAGTGGTTATAACTATTGACTGTAGAGGAAATTAAAGTTCAACCCCGGGAACAACCGGAGGACCCTGCGTATATTGAAGCTATGGTTAACAAAGCTGAAGGTAAGGAGACTACGAGCGAAGAAGAGCCAAGACTTCTTGCAGGGAAGTACAAGAATGAAGAAGAGTTGACCAAAGGAATCCTTGAGGCTCTTAAGGCTCAACATGAAGGCAAGGACCTAGAGGCAATCTACAAGATTCTTGAAGCAGGTATCCACAATAAGAAGTCCTCTGGTGAGGGAGCTAAGGAAGAAGAGACTCCTGCCTCTTCGCCTGAGACTACAGAGACTACTACTTCTAACACCTTCGATTTCTCTGAGTATGAAGAAGAACTTCTCACTACAGGTGAACTGAGTGAGAAGAGTTACGAAGCCCTAGCTAAAAAGGGTTTCCCCAAGGAAGTAGTAGACGTTTATTTAGCAGGGCAGAGGGCTATAGCTAAGCAACTAGAGCAGGAGTTCTATCAGATTGTAGGTGGCGAAGCTAACTACAAGGCTATGACAGAGTGGGCTAGGGTTAACTTAAGCGAATCAGAGATTGAAGCCTTTAACAACACTCTTAAAGACGGTAATCCTGAGATGATTAAAATGGCTACTGAGGCCCTATACTTCAGGTACACCAAGGCAAAAGGTAGTCCTCCTAAAGAATTAGTTCAAGGAATTAGCCCAAGTGTCAGCACCCAAGGGGATGTCTACCAGAGTATAGCTGAGCTGACTGCTGACATGAGTGACCCTAGGTATGAGAAGGACCCTGCGTTTAGAGCCAGGGTACACCAGAAACTAGCTAAATCTAATATCCTTTAATTGACCCCCTCGCACCTCTTAATAATGTGTAACATGAGGGGGTTCGCTGTATGATTTAGGCTCCATCACGCCTCTTAACAATGCGTACCATGATGGAGCCGTTTTCTATGCTTTTATAGTTATGTCATCCCTCAATGGGGTTTCTTTATTCTGCTTTTACTTTACTTAAGTAAAGCCTCTTATGGTGTGGGCTGAGGTTCACACGGTAAGGGACACCTTTATGACAAGTGAGTAAAGCAAGACCAAAATCACTTGAATAAAGGAGACAATGAGACGAATATGGCTAATGCTAATGTAAACAGACTAGGTGCTATTAACCAAGGTAGTGACACTAGAGAGTTATTTCTTAAAATCTTCGCAGGAGAAGTATTGACATCTTTCGAGAGGCATAACCTGCTCTTGCCTCTGACTAACGTAAGGACTATTACTCATGGTAAGTCCGCTAGTTTCCCTCTCGTGGGTAGAATTGGGGCTGAGTACCATACTCCTGGTACTGAGATTACTGGGCTCAACGTTAACCACGCTGAGCGTATCATCACTATTGATGACCTGCTAATCTCCCACGCCTTTATCGCTGACATTGATGAGGCCATGAATCACTATGATGTTCGCTCCATTTACTCTACTGAGATGGGGCGTAAGTTGGCTACTCAGATGGACCAGAATATCTTTAAGGAGATTATCAGGGCCGCTAGGTCTTCTTCGTTGCTTGCTGACGAGGATGCTCCTGGTGGTATTGAGATTGCCAATGATAAGTTTAAGATTGCTCCTGGCGGGGCTGAGAACCTCAAGGAACAGACTGAAGCTCTGGCTTCTGCTATCTTCTTGATGGCTCAGCGTTGGGACGAGAATGATATCCCTGAGGAAGGGCGTTATGTAGCTTTCAGGCCTGCTGAATACTACGCTCTAGCTCAGAACCTAGACCTTATTAACTCTCTCTATGGTGGCTCTGGTGCTATCAGGGAAGGTAATATTGTCAAGGTAGCTGGTATCACTATCCTTAAGTCCAATAACATTCCTAAGACGAACGATACGTCCGATAAGTACCATGAGATTGACGCGTCCAAGACCATCGGTGTAGGATTCCTGAAGGACGCTGTAGGTACTGTTAAGCTCATGGACCTCAGTATGCAGGCTGAGTGGGATATCCGTAGACAGGGTACCTTAATGGTTGCTAGGTACGCTGTGGGTCATGGTCCTCTTCGCCCTGAGTGCGCTATTGAGCTTAAGTTGGATAACTTAACTAACTAGAGTTAAATCACGAATGTTAACCCTAAGAGGTTAACCACTACTAACTAGGGAGAGCCTAAGGGTTCTCCCTTTTTTTGCTTTTTATCATGGAGTGGTAGCTCAATCGGCTAGAGCAACGGTCTTTTAAACCGTCAGGTGGAGGTTCGATTCCTCCCCACTCCAC